TGTTGTTAAAGCCAAAAAACATATACAACTTAGTAGCCGAACAGATAAAAGCTATGGGTATGAAGAATGTAGATGACTTTATTACAGACCCAGGCGATCAGGATGTGCAACAACAACAAGGGCCTAGCCCAGAAGAGCAAGCCAAGCAGATGGAAGCACAGCTTAAGGCTGAAGAAATTAAAGTTAAGTTGCAAAAAATACAACAAGAGTCTGCTATTAAACAGCAAGAAATGCAACTGGAAGCTGACATAGCTGCCCAGGACCTGGAGCTTAAGAGACAAGAAGCGTCAGTAGATATGCAGATTAAAGCACAAGAGCTGGAAATTAAGAAGGCAGAACTTGCACTTAAACAACAAGAGCTTGTACTTGAGAGAGAACAAGAACGAGCTGTCAAGATAGGAAACTAGTATGGGGAAGAAGGGAGAAGAAATAGCTAGGGCTGACCAAGCTAAACAGATTTTAGAACACCCTCTATATGTAGAGGCTTTGTCCACAGTCAAGGAAGCATTAATACAATACTTGCTTGATACCAAGGTTGCCGAGGAAGTGGAGAGAGATAGATTGTATATAACAATCAAAGCACTGGATTTAGTTAATCAACACATAACTTCAGTGCTTGAAACAGGCAAACTTGCTGAAAGGGAGCAAGAAGATTTTTTAACACAGTAGAGGAGAAAGACCGATGGATTCCGTAGAGAACACCCAGGAAGGTAGATTTGAAAGAGCAGAACAAGGTTCAGCAGAAGATGCTGCAAACCAAATCCTAAGTATGTGGGACTCACAAGAGCAAACCGCAAACGAGGAAACCGAAGCCACTGTTGACGAGGAAGTGGTTGAGGATACAGAGGAAGCTGAAGAGGTAGAAGAAGAAGCCCCCGAAGAAGAGGGACAAGCTGAAGAAGAAACCGAGGAAGAGGTAGAAGAAGAAGAGTTTGATGTAGTAGCCGAAGAAGATTTGAAGTACACCATTAAGGTAGACGGAGAAGAACTAGAGGTTGGTATTGAAGAACTTAAGAACGGATACCAAAGGCAAGCTGACTATACTCGTAAGTCTCAAGCATTAGCACAGCAACGTAAGGAGACGGAAGCAATCCAGTCCGAGCGTCAAAGGCTAGAGCAAGAGAGGCAAATGTACGCTAATGGCTTACAAATGTTGCAAGAGCAACAAGCTGGAAGACTTCAAGAGTTTGAAAATACTGATTGGGAAACACTAAAAGCAGATGACCCATATCAATATATGCTTAAGAAAGATGAGTACAGAGACGCACAGGAAAGACTACAAAACGCACAACAGCAACAAGTTCTTATACAACAAGAACAGGCTGAAGCTGCAAATAAAGCTAGAGCACATTTTGTTCAACAAGAATACTCTAGACTAGTCGAGGCTTTACCTGAGTGGAACGACAGTAAATCTACAATTAAGAAAGACATACAAGAGTATGCTACTTCTGTAGGCTTTAGACCAGAAGAGATTAACCAGTTAGCTGACCACCGTAGTGTTCTAATAATTAAGAAAGCTATGGAATATGACAAGCTAACAACAAAGGTTGCTCCTAAGAAAAAAGCAGTTAAGAAAGTTCCTAAAGTACAAAAGTCTGGAAGAGGCAACTCTAAAGAAGATACAGCTGCTGAAGCTGTTAAACAAAAGCGTGCAAGGTTAAGGAAGTCTGGCAAACAAGATGATGCCGCTTCCATATTTTATGATATGCTTTAAGGAGATAGGAAATGCCTACGCAATTTAAGACATACGATGCAACTGCAATCCGTGAGGATTTGTCAGATGTCATCTATGATATTTCACCAACAGATACTCCATTTATGTCCAGCATTGCTGGCAAGGGTTCAGTATCTAACACTCTATTTGAGTGGCAAACAGACGCACTAGCCGCTGCTAGTGGAACTAACTATCACGTTGAAGGAGCTGCTGCTGGTACAGCTGCAACTACTGCTACAACTCGTGTCACTAACCAAACACAAATCTCTAAAAAGGTTGTTGAGGTTACTGGTACTCACGAGACTGTAAACAACGCTGGTAAAAAATCTGAGATGGCTCACCAACTCGCAAAGGCTTCTAAGGAGCTTAAGCGTGATATGGAAACTTCACTACTAGCTGACAACGCTGCCGCTGCGGGTAACGCAACTACAGCTCGTGAGACTCGTGGAGCTGCTAACTGGATTACATCTAATGTAACTGACGCTGGTACTTCTAGTACACACGCTGCGGTTGTTGAAGCTGACATTATTGCAGTAGCAGAAGCTACTTGGAATGCTGGCGGAGAGCCTTCAACTATGTTGCTTGGTGCTACTAACAAGAAGTTAGTGACAGCTATGAATGGTCGTGCTGATGCAGTGCGTTCAGTATCAGATGAGAATATGTCAATCTACAATGCAGTAGATGTATATGTATCAGACTTTGGTACATTTAATATTACTCTTGACAGATACTGCGACCAAGACGTTGTATATTTCTTAGACCACGATATGTGGTCAGTTGACTACCTTCGTGATTTCCAAACTGTGGACATCGCTAAAGAAGGTGACTCAGAGAAGAAGATGCTTCTAGTTGAGTACGGTCTACGTTGTGGCAACGAAGCTGCTAACGGTAAGATTAGATACACTACTGGTTAATATAACCAACCACCACCCTAGGCAACTGGGGTGGTTTACATTATGGCAATTGATACAAAAATCATAACGAATTTAGACGGAAGCCTTACAGTAGCAAGTAAACAAGACGATAAGGCAGTCAAGAAAGTAGCTGACTTTAATAAACAAGACAAGTTCAGTTCTGGTACAAGAAACAAATACAAAGGTGACTCACAGTTTTCACACCGAGTAGCAAGAATACCCCTGATCGTAGTAGAAAAAATGATGAGGGAAGGTGTATGGGGAAACCAAGAAAAAATGAGAGAGTGGTTAAACCACCCAGACAACGCTCCTTGGAGAACTACTAAAGGAAAAGTATAATGGCATTAAGTACATTTACAGAATTAAAAGAGGCAGTAGCAGACTGGTTAGATAGGTCAGACTTGACTGCAAGGATACCAGATTTTATTGCACTAGCAGAAGCTAGGATTAATAGGGAGCTACGCATTCGCCCTATGGAAGTAAGAAGTACAATGTACACTACAGTAGACCAACAATATTTTAACTTGCCTGGTGGTTACATTCAAATGCGTAACATACAACTAAACACAAATCCAACTACACCTCTTGAGTACATTGCACCAGAGATGCTAGACAGACTATATGGCAGTAGCACAACAGGTAAGCCAAGAGCCTATACTTTGATTGGAGACGAGATTCAACTAGCACCTATACCTGACTCAGCCTATCAGTTAGAAATGGCTTTCTACGAGAAATTTACCCCATTAGGAGACGGTTCTGCTGGTACTGTAACAAGCAACTGGCTAACTGCAAATGCACCAGACGTTTTGCTATATGGTGCTCTTATGGAAGCAGAGCCTTTTATAAAGAACGATGAGCGTATACCTGTATGGCTAAATGGATACAGTAATGCAATAAACAAATTACAACAGCAAGACCAGAGAGATAGACATTCTGGTTCTGCTATGAGAGTAAGAAATATATACTCTGGAGTTGAGGGCTAATGGCACAAAGCACTTGGTCAGCAGAGTCCGCTTATTGGAGTAACAGCACTAATATGTGGGCAAATGCTATATACAGTAGAACTGCTACGTTAGCATTAAACTCATCAAGCACTAGCTCAAACAATGCAAAATATGTAGGGCCAATTACTTTAGGTGCTAATGCTGGTATTGTAGCTGCTGGAGGGTTTCAATTAGTTGGTGCTATAGTTCTAGGTATGAGGTCAGTAGCAGCTAGTACACAAAATGCTATATATCCAGAATCTATAACACTTGCTTGTACAGAAGATTTTTCTGGTACTGGCAATTTAATAATTCCAGATTCTATAACTCTAGGAACTACTGTAAACATTCCTTTGTCTGGAACAACGACTTGGAATTTAGAAACGATGACTTGGGAAGATGATGGTTTCTGGGGCTATGCACCTTCAATTGCAGTTCCTGTAACAGCAACATTAACACAAGTAATTTCTGATGTTGTTGGAGGAGAGGATGTAGAAAAAATTGCATCTGCAATAATGGGACTAGAATCAGGGGTATCTGCTACTGGTATACTAGATATGCCTGTAACTGCTACTCTTGACAGCGAACAAAATATAAAATTCAATATAAATTTTGAAGAAAGTGCAACGCTAAGTGCAACATCTGGCATTTCTTCATCAAGCAACTTCTTGTGGAACAATGAAGCAGAAGACACTGGTACTACTTGGACTAAGGTAAGTGACCCAGACGAATAATAATAACACTCTAAAGGAGAGAACAAATGGCATTAGATAATGTAAATTTAGGGCTGGCTAACTATTGGAAAGTTACTTGCCTTGACAAAGACGGAAACGTCAAGTGGGAAGAAGATAAAAAGAACCTGATCACTACAGTAGGTTTGAATCACATTCTTGACACACAGTTCCACGCAGGAACACAAAACACAACTTGGTACATAGGTCTTAAAGGTGCTGGTACTCCAGCTGCTGCTGACACTATGGCATCACATTCAAGCTGGGCAGAACTTACTGGCTATTCTGGTAACAGAAAAGAATGGACAGAAGGTGCAGCTTCTAGTGGAAGTATGACAAACGGAACAAGTGTAGATTTTTCAATAAACGCAACAGCTACAATTGCTGGTGCTTTTCTAAACACAGCAGCAACTGGCACAGCAGGAACACTATACGGTGTAGTAGACTTTAGCTCGGCTCGTGCAGTAATCTCTGGTGACACACTACAGGTAACAGTAACAGTAACAGCTGCATCAGCATAAGGAGTAACTAATGGCTTTAGAAGATTTAACAGGCACTAAATATATAGATGACCTAAACTCGTCTAACCCAGCAGCAGGTGATAATGTCTCTGAGGGTGATGACCATATACGAGGGATTAAGAATGTACTAAAGACTACATTCCCCAGTATTGATGGTGCAATCACAGCCACGGACACAGAACTTAACTATGTTGATGGTGTAACTAGTGCAATACAAACACAAATAGATGCAAAAGCTCCATTAGCATCACCAACGCTAACAGGCAATCCTGTAGCACCAACTCAAAGTGCTAACGATAATTCAACTAAGTTGGCAACAACAGCTTACACAGATGCTGCGATTGCAGCTTTGTCTGACTCAGCTCCTTCAACACTAAACACGTTGAACGAGCTGGCTGCTGCTTTGGGTGATGATGCTAACTATGCGACTACAACAACGAATGCTATTGCAGCTAAGATGCCATTGGCTGGTGGTACTTTTACAGGCAATGTTTATCACGGTGATAATATTAAAGCACAATTTGGTACAGGTAATGATTTAAAAATTTATCACGATGCTTCAGCTTCATTCATTGAAGATAGTGGAACTGGAAATTTAAAAATACTTGCTGATAATTTACATTTAAAAAATGCAGCTGATGATGAATATAAGGCTTATTTTGACACAAATGGCGGAGCAGCACTTTATCACGATAATGTTTTAAGAATTGAAACAACTTCAGGTGGTGTAACTGTATCAGGCAACATAGCAAACACTTCAGGTGTTTTTACTATTGATTCTGCAAATGATATTCATTTAGATGCTGATGGTGGTGATGTAGTTTTATTAGATGGTGGAACACAGTTTGCGTCTTTAAGTAATAGTTCTTCTAATTTTCATATTGTTTCTGAGGTTTCCGACAAAGATATGTTATTTAGAGGTAATGATGGTGGTTCATTTATTACTGCTCTTACCCTTGATATGTCTGCTAGTGGTGAAGCTACTTTTAATGGTGGCATCAAAATGGGTGACAACAAAAAAATAAAGCTAGGTGGCGGTGAAGATTTAGAAATATACCACGATGGTAGTAACAGCATTATTCACGACAATGGAACAGGAAACTTACTTTTAAAAGGTGATAATGTATCATTAAGAAGTTCTGGAAATGAATCATTTGTTACTGGTGTAACAAACGGAGCAGTATCAATTTACTACGACAATTCTGCAAAACTTGAAACAGAAACAGGTGGTGTTCAAGTAACAGGTAGTGTTTGGGCTTCGGCGGGAAGATTTGGATTAGACTCTAACGACCATATTGACATCGAAACTACTACTATACAGTTCAAACTTAATGGCAACGAAGAAATGCGACTTGAGGCTGAT